GTGTTATGCACCTATATTGGTGTCTACTTCGCGTTAGCCGTCAAACCCGCGTATATCCGCTCTCAAAAGCATCAGCCGGCGAGAACGACTTGTAACCGTCCGCATAGACCACGTAGTAACCGCCGACTTCCGGCTTGTGCTTCGCCACATATTCCGGCGACAGCGGCACCTTGTCATAGCCTTCTTCGGCGGGCTGGAAATACACCCCGCCATGCTGGTCGCCAACGATCCCGGCAATCTTCAGCGCCCACACTTTCTTGTGGCATTCGTACTTCGGCATTTCTCGGCTTGCATTCATGTTTTAGTCCTCAAAAACCGTGGCTTCGTCGGGCGTCACGGCTAACCCGTCAATCAACGCGGACGGCTTTCAGCCGCCGGTTATTTCTGCGTTATGCACCGTAGTACCACGGTCGTCTGTTTATGTCGGCGCATACGGACTTCGCGGCCTTGAGGGTTAGCGCGGCTGCGAAACACTTGAACGTCAAGCCTTCGCCATAGCACACAAAATAAGTCCCATCCTTGTCGTGTATGATTCGCAATGGTTGCTGAGTCATTAAATGTTTCACGATACATTTCTCCGATACATTGCCTAACATTTGCGTCAACTCGGACGCTACGCCTGCGGCTCCGCGCCGGTTACGCCAGCGTTATGTTTCACTTCCGCGCGCTCCACTTCCGCAGCAGTTCGCGCACCACGTCGGGCAGGTTCTCGCCGGTTCTAGCTGCCTTCGCTTCCGCCGCACCAAGCAATTCCGCAGGTATCCGCACGCGTAAAACCGGCGAGGCGCCGCGCTCCCCGCTCAGGTTTGTCGGCCCCTTGCCGGGGCCGCTGTAACCTTCCTTTTTCACCGCGGCAATTCCGCGAAGAATTCCCCTGCGCGGCGAGCTGTCGTAATTTCCTCCGTCACCATCGCCCCGTTGCGGGTAACGCGCAAAACGCCGATTTCGATCTTCCCGCCAAGCTTGTTGTTCGCCTTGGCGAAACTGGCGCAGTACGTTGCCCCATCAAATCCGGTGTAGGTTGCGTTCATCTCGTTCTCCTCGGTGCGTTGTTGATGCCTCTACTGTAGCACACGAAATAAACGTGTCAAGTGTTTTCTGTGCCACGCGAAACATAACACGTCATTCCAGCGGACCGGCCTTTGGCCGCCCGCTGAATTCGGCGTTAGGGGCCAGCCTCTTGAATTCACTTCCTTTCCTGCGCTGTCTCGCCAGCGCCGACTTTTCAAAAAACTGCTAACACGTCGCTCAACACGGACGGGCGCAAAAGCAGCGCCCGCCGGTTATCTCAGGCGTTGGCAGGCAAAAGCATGTCGCCCTGCACCGCCGTATCGCCAGCGCCGACTTTCACGCTGCATCCATAAATAGACCGCCCTGGTTCGCTTTGGCGGATTCGATGTTCTTGCATGCCTGCGCGAAATAGGACTGCTTCAACTCCGACCCGACGAACTTCCGCCCCATCTTGATTGCCTGGTAGCCGGTCGAACCGACGCCGGAAAACGGATCAAAAACCACATCACCGGGGTTACTCCACAAATGGATGGCGCGCTCGATCAGGTCAAGCGCCATCGGGCAGACGTGGCGCTCGTCCTCGTTGTCTCTGGCGGCTTTGGCGTTGAGTGTGTTGCTGAAGTTGATGTCCATCCATACCGGCGAGGCGTAGCGCCGCCAGCGTTCGTGCGACAGGTTGCCGTGGATCGGCGGGTTCTCGCCGCAGAATTCCGTTAGGCCGTCGATATGGGCTACCGGCTCGGGGTTCTCGCCATCCTTGCGAAATGCCAGCAGGTATTGCGGAATGCCGGCCCTGGATCGCGTGGAGTCCTTGCAGAGCTGCTTGTGCATCAAGCCGAGCGCCTTCGTCCTGGTCGCCTCGATCAATGGGTCTTTCCACGCGCAATGCTCGGAATGGAAGATAAACCCGGCTTTCTGGAATGCCCGAATCACATCGCCGCGAAAGTCCTTTAGCCCGATGTAACCGTCGCGCTCTTTCATGGCCGGGATATTCATCACGTCGACGCAGACAATCCGCCCCGGCTTGGTGACACGATGCAGGCCGGCGACAACATGCGCGAAGTGCTCATAGAATTGGTCGTCGTTGACGCTGTTGCCTAGGTCGCGGTCGCTGTTGCTGTAGGTGTAGAGCGATGCGTAGGGCGGCGAGAATATCGAGAGGTGGATTGAGTTCTCCGGCAGAGAATTCAGCACTTCGATGCAGTCGCCGTTCGCTAGCGTCCAGTTCTCGCCTTGCGCTTGATTCAGGATATTCATGCTTGCCCCCTATGAATGTGGTTGAACAATCTGCGCACTAGGTATCCTCGCGCGATTGAGATGACAGTAAAAAACGCACCGATCATCAAGTTGCTTGACAGTGGAATGTGAATACCGAACAGGGGAAATATCAGAACCTGCGAAGCCAACGCTACCCCGTAGCCGATGGCGACGTTGATGCATGTTTCGATCATGCTTTGCCTTCTGGTCTGCATTACGCGGCCCCCATCCATGACGGAATCGAAAGCGCCATCTTCGGCGCGTAGTCGGCTTTGTTTCTCATGCTTCCACCGTGCAGCGCCGCCGCGTTCAGATCCTTCATGTGTTCGATCATGCTGTTGTAGGTTTCTTCGGCCTCACGCTCTTTGCGCTTGATGTTGGAAACCACAGCCCCCTCTGTCTCTGCCGTGATGACATGGACGTTGACCGGCCGCGATTGGCCGAAGCGCCAGCAGCGGCGGATTGACTGATAAAGCTGCTCGTAGGAGTCCGACAGGCCGACGAATGCCATATCGGCACAGTGCTGAAGGTTCAGGCCGAGGCCGGCTATCTTTGGTTTGGAGATCATCACGCGATAGCGGCCGTCAAGAAACCCGACAATCGCGGCCTCCTTGTGCTCATCGGTGTCAGACCCTTGCACTTCTACCGCGTCAGGTATCGCAGCGGCCAGCGCCTCGCTTTCGGCATTCAGGTTGCACCAGACCAAGAACGGGCGATCCGAACTATTCACAAGGTCAGCGCATGCTGCTACTCGGTCGCCAATCGAATCGCGTCTGGCCGCTTGCCGCTCTTGCAGGGTCTGCGCCTCTACCGCGAACAGGAAGCCGCTGGACGGCGCGTGAACCGACACGCAATGCTCGTGCATGTGCAGCGGAGGGAGGATGAATCCATCGTCTGAATAGCCAAGGTCCGACGGCTTGCGAATCATCACCGCCCATGACGCCATCCATGTCCAGAACGCCGCCTGCGCGTGGCCCTTGACGCGCCATTTACTGGTGTCGCCGCCATCATGGGTGAAGTACATCGCCAACATTTCACCTCGCGTCATCACCCCGAGGAATTCGGCCTGGGTGCCAAGCTCCATCACGTCATTGGGTGCAGGTGTGGCACTTGAACAAAGGCGGAACGGCGTATTCTTGAATGCCTCAATCATCCATGTGCTGTACGCGCCGCTGTAGTTTTTGAGGATGGACGATTCATCGAGCGCCACCGCGCCGAATTGATCCAGGTGGAAATTCTCTAGCCGCTCGTAGTTCGTTACCGTCAGGCGCTTCGTGATCCCCGCTTGATCCTTGGCATAGGCCAGATCAATCCCGAACTTCTCAGCCTCCCGCACAAACTGATGCGCGACAGCCAACGGTGCGGCGATGATGCATTCGTGGGGTTGCTTGTCTGCCCACTCCATCTGCATCGGACCTTTGCCAATGCCGCAATCCGCGAACAGTGCCGCACGGCCACGGCGCAGCGCCCACTTGACCATATCGGCCTGATGCGGGTACAGCATGGGGTTCAGCGCGGGCGTCGACGCGAGGCCGGTATCCGGGTCAATCACAGATTTACGCTTCAGGAATTCGAGATAATCCACCGTCATCACTCCGTCCCACCGTTTTGCCTGCCAACATGGCGCTCAACCGGACCTTCGCCATAAGGCCGGCGAAGGCCGGTTAGCTCTACGTTGGGCACCTTGCTGTCATGCGCCCGCAAGGCCGCTTCACCGGTTGGTGTCAGCCCGCCAGCGCGCCGAAGCAACCCTTTGCGCAGTAGCGCCTGCATCGTCCATGTTGCGCCACCATGAGCGCTTCGCCCCGAGAGCCCGGCGCAAATGTTGCGGCCGGCAAGCTCGTTCCGCATCATCGCAACTTGCGCAGGCGTGAGTTTCATGGGGCGGCACAGCTCGCCAGTGTGTGGGCATACAGTCGCTGCCTCGCCCACGCCTTGCAGCACAATCTCATCTGCACAACGTCTGCAACTTGGCATCATTCCTCCAAAGGTGTCCAACTCTGCGGTGCAGCGGACTGCCTATCGGCCGCTCGCTGACCTTGGGCGTTGTGCGTCAAACCTCGAACGCCGTCGATTATCCCCGAGCGCATCACGAAAAGCCTCTTCATGGCTCTATACAATCTTCATCAAGCTCTAACGCTACTTGCATGCCGTGGCTGCAGGTATCCGTGCAGACAGCGTGACCTGGCCCGCCTGGCTCGCCGTAATCGTATTCTCCGGTTTTTATGTCCATGTACACCGGCTGAGAACAGTGAGGCCACCCAAGAGGGCATTGCCGACCGCCGATGCTTTCCCACAATCTGGAACCATGGCTAACTCGACCGTCGTCGCAAGCCAGTTCCATTGCGGCGGTGATCAGACGGTTCAAAAGTTGCATGCTTATTCCCCCGGCCAATGGCACCATGGAGGCGCGTCGACTTCGTGACCGGCGTCGAGTGCAGATTGATCAGACAAAGACTGCGAAAATTCTCGTCTGGCTGCGCGCAATGCTGTGCCGAGGCTTTGAACGTCAGCGCATGTTTTGAACTGAGTCTGCGGAACGTACTTGACGCCGTCGATTATCCCCGAGCGCATCACGCCTCCTCGAAGACGATTCGCGGAAACGCCTTCCCGATCGGAACGCACCTGTACAGCACGACCTCACAACCGATTGCCGCCGCGTCGTCGATCGCCAGTTGCCTGGCCTCCTCGATCGTCATGTCGCGCAGCGGCCACGCTGACAGATGGCCCTGGCCTGCCCGGCAGATGGCGTATTGCTCCGGTGGTGGCGCCGGCTCGGTGGCGTCGATCGCGTCAACGCTGATCGGCGTTTCGGCCTGGACGTAATCCGTGGATGCCTTGTCGTCGCCGGATGTGTCGCCCGCCTCTCTCAATCCTTGATCCTCCGGAGCAATGACAGGCTTGACTCCCCCCGGGGAACTGGCTGATGCCTCCGCCAGGTCTCTGAGTAAAAGCTGTTCCAACGTATCAGCTGGCGGCTTTCCCTGTGCGGGCCCCGCTTCTGACAATTCCTGCTCCGCCTTCCGGCAACGCTCGGCGAGATACGCGCGGCCGGTGCTCGTGATCTTGTAAGCGAGATTGTTCGTGACGTCGTCGCGCCCCTTGGTGACCAAGCCGTCCTTGACGGCGTGGTTGGCGTTGTCTCGAGCCTGCGAGTCGGTAAGCCCAGCGGCTTCGGCGAGCTCGCTCACGGTAAGCATTCCTTCCGCAGCGAGCGCCCGCAAGAGTTTGGCGCGCGCGCCGTTTTGATTGGTGGTTGACATGGCTTTCCTTCGTGATCGCTTATCGCATGGTGTGAATGATGACTCGGCAGCCCGGCTGGGCAATGATTCTCTGCTCGCCGTGCGCGGTGCGTTGTTTGCATTCCTTCGCCTCTTCAACGGCCTTCTGCGCTGCGCGGTTACGCGCTTTGACGCGTTGATTCGCGAGGCCGAGGTCAGACGCCTTGGCGCGCAACTGCTGCGGAGACACGCCGTAGCGCGTGGCCAGTTCGGTGGCCGGAGTGGTGCCGTACAGGTCGCGCAGCTCGTCGATTTCTGCGCTTTTCCACCGTTTGTATTGGTGGCGCGCTGTCCGGATCGGCGGCTGGACAGTCATGCGGACTTCTCCCTCTGAGAATGGAACCAACCCAGTTGATACAGCACGTCGTCGAGCGCTTCGTGCAACTCCTCGACCGATTCGGCGACAACATCATCGTCGGACACCAGGCGCATCTGCTCCTGGAAGCTGCGGTATTCGTTTCGGTTGCTTCTCGGCGCTCCGGGGCGGACGATGCGCAGGAGCTTGCCGCCTTCCTTGCGCAACCGATCCGCCTCATGCAGGAAGCGGACGTCGGTCAGCACGAAATCGACTTTGTTTTCCATGATCTCGTAAATCTCGCGGAACGCGCGATCAACCCAAATGGTGGGATACCCGTGATGCTGTCCCCAGTCGGTCCCGAGCGACTCCATCAAGGACACAGGCGTCTTGCCGCCGAGCCAGGCAATTGGAAGCTCTTTGCGCTCCGGCGTGAAGTCCTCGTCGGTGAGCCCGAGCATCGCCTTGAGTCCGGCGCGAATGGGATCCGCGAAAGCAATCCGATGAAAGCCGTGCACGGAAGCCAGATAAGCCGCCGCGGTGTCTTTGCCGTTGAACGGCTGGCCCGTCAAGCCAAGAATCATGATGGTGTTCCCCTCAAGGCGTTTCGATTTGGCCGGTCGGCGCAGGAAGCCGAAGGCCGTTGCGCCGATCGTGCAGCGCCTGCTCTCGGGCGTCAGCGGCCGCGCGCTGTTCGTCGATCCTGGCGATTTCGGCCATCCAGAAGCTCACGTCTTCCAGCGCGAAGCGCACCTGGTCGGCCGCATGCTGGCGCGCTGTGTGCAGGTCGTGCTGGTGGATGCGCGCCGCCGGAATTCGCAGGCCAAGGCCGAAGCGCAAGGCCAGACGGCACGCGTGATTGATGGCCAGGCCGACCGTCTGCAGAAGTGGTGTGCCGCGCTCGCGGCCGGAAAGCGCTTGTGTCTCTGCGCGTGTGATCATGCGTCGTTACCTCCAGAAATTGGCCGCGTCGCGCGAAAGCCGACGCTGACATATTCGCCGTGAAGCAGTGCCGCGTAGAGCGCAAAGGCGCCGGCGTCCTTCCCGCTTCGGCATCCGCCGCCGCGTATCAGCCCACGATCGTACCAAACCAGCCGCTGCGTGCCGGCCTTGGGATACAGGCCCATGCCGGATGTCCGTGGCTCACACGGAGCCGTCATAACGCTGGGAGAGTCCGCGTCCACGATGCCGGTAACGCCTTCCTGATTGCCTTGAACGTCGTCATACACCCACGACCAGGCATTCCCACCGAAGTCGCACAGCGCTTGTCCGTTGGACAGCGTCTTCCACCGCGATTCGGCCGCGTCTTCCGGCTGGTACATTCCCGATACAGGAGACAAAACGCTGCGCTTCCGGAGTCCCTGCTTGAGCTTGCCCAGGCCGAACTGTCCGCCGGTCCAGTTGGCGTTCTGTCCCGCCGCGTCGTGCGCGATCGCCAGCCATTGCGTCTCGGTGATCAGCGACCAGCCGGCCGCCCGGCAAGCCGCCAGTGCGGCGAAGTACGAGACGCGCACCCAAGGCGTGTAGGCCACGTGCGAGGCCGCGCGAGGAACGCGCGAGTCCGGATCCTGGCTGCAGAGGAATGTCGATACTTCGAACGGCGGAACGACAAGCCCGCACGGAAGGGGAGTTTCGGGAACGCGAATGAAGGCGTGTTCCATTTTGTTGTCCCTATGTGGTTGTGGGCGCCGGTCTCTCCCGGCTTGTCGCTGGGCTTTCGTTATCCAGTTACGCCAGCCAAGCTGTGCTGGTCCAGCAAGCGGCATCCTCGCTGTGATCTGCGATTCCTCGCGCTTGATTTTGCCGGCCGCGTCAGTTTTCCCGCTGACCGATGGCCCTTATCAAGGCGACCGAAAACCCGCGTCGCGCCGGGTGCGGCCGGCAGGATTCAGCTTTCGCGCCCGCGCGTTTTGCTCGCGTCGAGCGATG